ATCTTCGGCATAGCATGCTATTAAAAGCATCTTCGAAACCGGAAGGACTGCCCTGACTGGCAGCTTTGATCATATCTTGAACGGTTAAAACTGTATCTGTCATGTCTTTCTCCATTATGTATTTAGACTTGTTGATTCTCCGGGGGAATATTTGTCTGGTCCCCTTGATCCTGATTCATAGTGTTATCAGGTGGAGTGTAAATTGGATTCTCGCGTTCAGCGATAATTTCCTCATCCATTGTTTCAATATCATCTTCCTGTTGCATAAACACATGCTTACGCATCCAGTCGTTGGAATAATACTTACCAACAAACGGCATCATGCTTTGTGCTAGACTGATACGCTGCTGCATCACGGTTAGATTCTTCTGTTCTTCGTAGAAGTTATCTTTAGCGTAGTTGAATTTAATATTAGAGGAAATCTCATCCCAATCCTTTTCTGTGATCACACCCTTTAAACGCAATTGCTGTTTAAGTGTGTTCAAGAATAAATGATTGAAACGCAAACGCAAGCGGTCAACAAACTTTGCAAACTTAACTTCGTCTCTGTTAATTGATTGATCTGCACCAAATGAGAACGTCGCATCTTTCTGTAAACGGCTAGGAGGAACATTAAGTGCACGTAACAGTACTTCCTGGAAGTATTCAATGTCACCCATCTCACCCAATTGCTGACCTGCAGGTAGAGTTGTAATCTCTGTACCACGCGTACCTTCACGACGTGGTAACCAATAATCCTCAAGCATCGTCATAAACTTGCGGTCATCACGAATGTCGCCTGTTGCGGCATCGTAAACCACTTTGTTTTTATGACGCGCCATCATATCACGTAGGTACTGTTCAGCCTTCATCTTAGGAAGGTTACCAACATCAATATAGAAAATACGACGCTCAGGCGCACGTGTGATACGGTAAATGACGGCAGCATCTTCCAAAGAACGCAATTGGTTCAAAGGCTTGATTGCTTTGTGCAAATATGACAATATAGCTGTAGAGTCGGGATTGATTAATCCAGATGTTACGTGAACCACACTATCCGCAGCAATTTTTAAACCTGATGTTGCTGTTTGTGAGTTGGGATCAGTAACTTTGTTTTGAAACCCGCGCTCATTATAGATGTAATATTCTTGTGCTGTCTTTACTTGTGTTGTGTCTGTATTCTTGTCACGCTTACGTGATGTCTCACGTACTTTACGTATCTTTCGTGGATCGATGTATCGTAGCTCTTTAATACCTTCGCGCGGATTAGTAATATCGATAACCAAATGATAATACATACGGCCGTCGATATACCATCTACGGAACAACTCGTATGCGTTTTGGTTAAATTGCAACAACTCCAGAATCCCCTGGAATTCGTCGCTGATCATCTTCTTGATAGCAGATGATAGTTTTGTTTTTTCAAGATCAATTTGAACAATTGGTCTATCTGAGTCTTGGACGATTGCTTCATTAACAATATCGTCAATAGCAGTTTCAACTTCTGGGTGCTGAGAAATTTCACGATATTTAGTGACCAACTCTGCTTCTGTTCTTGCTGAACCTTGCAGGTCAATGTATGTGCCGTATGAACCACCAGCAGCAACAACAATAGAACCATCATCGTTTGGCTCTGGTGCAAACGTAGGTTGGTTTATTTGCTCTTGCTCCTCGCCTCTACGACGAATCTCGAACCCGAAAATATTTGCCATTTTTACTCCATTAAAGAAGCGAGCGGTATTGTAACCGCTCGTCTCTTAATTAAACGGTACCGCCGTTTCCGGTAATACCACCACTCACTTCCCACCAGTCGTATTGGAAGGTGACTTGGAATTCTTCAATAGAATCCGTATCACTCCAACTCAAGTCGATTGGTGAGATGGCACTTGGGAAAATGCCATTAAACTTGTATGTTCGGATTGGCACACCAGTCTTTGAGAACTGGGTTACTTCAGCCGTTGATTTATATAGTAGAGGTGCTGCTGAGCCGAAATCACGCAAGTTAGATGTGTGACCGCTGATACGCGATGACCACTCTTCCATTGCATTACGGATCAAGAAGTCTTCGTCGTTGATCACTGTCACTGACCAGTCACCGAATGTACGGTCACCAGCAAGACGGATCTTACGACCAAAGTACGGTACTTCGATCACACCCAGATTAGATTCAGGCAACTGTGCAGTACGCACCATGAACGGTACCTTAATATCAGCGATACCGTTTGCAGGGTTCGAAAACTGTACTTGGAAAAGGGAGCCACGGGCTCCCCCCAAAGTCAGCTGGCTGCGAATCTCATTTACGTTAAAAGCCATGTCTGTTCTCCTTTGTGGTTATTTATAGCTTAGAATTGACCGACTACTTCGGAGAACTCAACGCCTGTTCTAACCGCCACAAAGTTCAACTGGATGAAGTTGATCGACTTAGCTGGCTTGATGTAGATATCTCCAACAAACTCGTTACGATCAATTACATCACCTGTGTTGTTTGTACCATCACACACAACCTTAAAGTCGTAAATGCCTCGACGACCTTGAACGTCACGCAAGAACGGCTCGACTAGGTTACGGAACTGAGCACGTGTAAAGTCATCGTTGAACTCAAACATCGTGTACTTAGCGGCTGTGGCGATTGCTTTCTCAAGCACGATGAACAGACGACGCACGTTAATACGATCGAATGCAGAAGGCTTGGCAAGCAACGTCTTGTCACCATACAACACTGTACCTTGACCAGGGAAGGTAACCACAGGGTTAACACCTGCCTTGTACAGCTGATCACGATCAGCTTGGCGTGGGTTGTAAGCTAGCTTAACAATGTTCTTAATCTGGCCGCGGTTGAAGCCAGCTGGTGACCACCATGCATCGCGCTGGTCATCTGTACGGACACAAAGACCTGCAATATCACCGTTCATTGGAATCCAGCGGTACATGTCGTTATATTTGTCATACTGGTACTTGTAACCAGAATCTAACACAGCGTAGGATGAAGAGCGTAGAGAGTTACGGAAAGTAATAATATCATCAGCTTCATCCTGTGCGGAGTTGTTGACCACATCTTCTTTTGCTGGTGATACGAACACAACGCAATCTTTACGTGTGTCAGCAATATTATCGATCAAGTAGTTAGGTAGCGTTTCACCGTTATCCCCACCACGAGCAACACCAGTCAGAATCAACGACACGTCCACATCTTCAGCAGAACGATACAGATCGTAACCACGAACAACTTCAACTAGAGGAATGTTGTTTTCATCTGAACCGTCATTACCACCCTGGAAAGAGATTGTGGATGGGGTTGTAGCAGTTGATGCAGCCAACAACGTAGCTGTATTAGCACTGATACCTGTAATCAAGTTACCTGGCCAAATGTAGCTAGAGTTGTCTATCAACACGCTACGGAAGTAGTTAATACCACCGTCTTGTGTCTTTGCGTCAGTTGCACGAGACAGACCTTGCCACAGTTCAAGAACTGTACCAGGGACGCCTGTAAACTTACCATCTTCATCGGCCACGACAACATGAATTTCGTCTGTCACGGATGAGTTACCAAAGCTGGCTTGGTATTGTGAAACACCTGGTGCTGCATCAACTAGGTCTGCATATTCCCACTTACGTGCGATAGCAGTCGAGGTTGCATTCGACAGCAATTGGAAGTTGTCGTTTGTTGTAATGATAGCATAGGCAGCTGTGTTACCATCAACAGCGGTCACGTCACCAATAGTTGCAACCGTAACCGTTTGCACACCGACTGTTGTGTTACCAACGGTAATCTTATCACCAACACTAAGTTGAGCAACAACAGTACCAACCTTTGACTGTGCGTCGCCAATCACACCGTTACCAACAGCAACAGTAGCTTTGATAGCAACTTTACCAGTCGCAGGGACAGGGTATGCAAGCACGCTTGAACCTGTTAGTGTAATATCACCAACATCGTCTTCTGCTGTTGTAACAATATCAACAGAGGAACTAAAAGCAGTGTTTGTAGCACATACAGATACTTTGAGTGAGTTACCGAGGTCGCCAGGATAACGAGCAACCCACTTGACGTCCGTGTCTGTTGCAAGAACAGAGTTGGCAAGAGGACCAGCATCTTCGTTTTTAACAGTAAACGGAGCAATGTTATCAAGAGCGCTGAAATCTGTACTACCAATAGCGCTTGTAGCGGTGTTGACAGTACTGTTACCTACTAATGTGTTAGCAGTTGTGTTTGCGGTACGCGTGACATACAACTTATTACCATATGCCAAGAAGTTGGCAGCAGTAAAAAATGTTTCTGCGTTAAGGTTTGTCGGTTTACCGAATCTTGCAGCTAGTACTGCCTCTGAATCAACAAGAACACGTTTGTCTACTGGACCCCAACGAAACACGCCAGCAATGGCGCCTTCTGTTGAAGATACTGCAGGGACAACCGTCGTCAGGTCGATCTCAGAAACATTTACGCCAGGACTTACTTGGAATGGCATGTTTTTTTCTCCCGTCTGAGGTTATATAATTGGAAATGAAGCGATGTGTTGATCTATTTATATTATTGAGGATTCTGTATTCTCAGTGGTACCAGGTCTGACCCTCTGTCTCCCATATCCAGCTATCATCATTACGCGACACGGCAATAAGGGTTTCTGAAGAGCCACGTGATCCTCAATAAG